ACATTGAAGGATGCATGACGATCGCATCTGCTTGCTTGTAGCGGTTTGTGACAACCTTTGAGATCGCCTTAGCGATTGCGATTGCACCATTGACAGCAGATGGAGTTGTTTCAGTCCATGTTGTTGGGATGCCGTTTGTGGTATCAGCACCAAGGGTGATGAGACCCTTGAGTGTTCCTGATGTTCCATCGCCAGCGCCGACAACTGCGGTGTTGAGCTGCAATGCGTAGTCAGCCATGAGATCACCGAAGACTAGACGATCGAGACCGCCAGCCAAAGGAGACTGTTCTACAAGCTGAATCGAGACATTCTCATATCCGGAGATGGTACGCACTGGTGCGGTGACCGTACTTGAAACCATATCGCGGGTTGTTGTTGCAGCGTTATCAGCAGACTGGAATGCTGCCAATGTACCTGTTGTAATTTGTGGGATGTTGATGCTGTCTGTACCAGCAGGCAAAGCCATGTTGGTGACGAGGTCAGCGGTTACGCGAGCAGCACGAGCGAACTCTGCGTATTCGTTGATGAGGTAGATAGGAGGAACGAAGTCTCCACCTGCTCCGTCAGTGCGGGAAACATCGCGAGTTTCGATCGCAACTTCCTGCTGGTGACGATAGAGGCGCTCCCATGAGGAACGATCATTGCGAAGCTGTGCGCCAATCATGTCGCGAACGAATGAGTTCTCGCCATTCTTGTCGTAGGTCATTGACTCGCGAGTAACTACTGCGCCGCCGAAGACCTTTGTGCCAGATTCCTTGCGAGATTCTGCGATTGCTGCTGTGCGGGCTTCTACCTTTTCAGCAGTTGCGATGCGCTCATCAAGTGCAGAAATTTCTTCCTGCTTTGCTGATGCTGCATCTAGAGCTTCTGCGCTGACATCTTCTGCTGCGAGAGTTGATTCAACCTCGGCAACAAGACCATCGCGCTGCTCCTTGAGCTTTGATGCTAGAGACATTTTGTCCCTTTCTCTTGGATTGGATATGAACCAGTCGGGGCGGGATGCGCCGAGGGTTTACGCCTTGACCTTGCGAGTCAAGGAATACTGCTTGACCTTGAGTTTCAACTTGCGCTTGGCAAGTTCAAGGTCTTCTTCTTCTGCTGAACGCATTCCCACTGATGTGGAATCGTAAGCAGGAAGGGTGACAACTGAGACCTCATAGAGGCGCTCAATGTCTTGGATGGTGCGAAGACCAGCATCGCGAGTCTGTCCATCAGGAGAGACTGTGAAGGCGAAACTCATCTTGTCCATGTCGCCCCGGCGAAGTGCTGAGGAAAGTTCCTGAGCCTTAGGGTTCGCTGGGTCGAGGGTTGCTTCCATATAGAGACCAGTCTTGTCCTGACGGAGTTGAAGGGTTCCTGATTGTGTGGAAGCAAGTGGGATGCCTTCCATGTCATGATTGACAAGAAGGAAGACTGGGTCATTGGAAGCAAGTGCGCGAGTGAAAGCGCCGGGGGCGATTACTTCGCGGAAGTTCAAGCCAGTAGCCTCAGAGTTGAAGGTTGCAGCGTAGCCGCCGATCTTCAATGAACCGTCATCGGTTGCAACTGCACGAACTTCGGCAGTCATGGTGATGCGTTCTGCGCCGAGCATAGCCTTGCGAGCTTCGATCATAGATGAATCCTCCGAGCGTGGTGAGGGAAGGGCGGTGATGACTGTGAGAATGTCTGGGCGGTGAACCACTGTGACATCGGTTGGAATCCAACCGTTCCCCTGCTCTTTGTAAATACGGATCGAGAATGCTGGCTGGTCTGGGGTTGTCTCGATGGTGTAACCCTCAGAAGACTTTGCCTGACCCTTGGTGACTACCTTCTCGACCTTACCCTTGGCGCGGCCGTTGGAGGTATTCCATGAGACGAATGAGCCTTCTCCGATACGAGCTGCCGAAGCGCGCTCCTCGAATGGAGCCTTGATCGAATCATCGTTGAACTGCTTGGCGAGGCGGTCGTAGTAAGCAGCGACCTTGTCCTTGATCTCAGCAGCATCAGAGTCTGGGATGTTTACTCCACCGCGAGCGCCATTCAAGACACCAGCGACTGCGAAGATTCCCTTGGGAACTGCTACGAGTGAACCATCGATGACATCAGCGAACTGCAACTTGTAAGAGCCGAGAAGTTCCTTGTTGGTTTCATCGACATAGAAGAATGCCTTGGCGTACTTGTCCCAGTCCATGTTGTCTTTGCCGCCAGCATATTCCTGAACGCGCTTGTCGGCTGCTGCTGCATCCCAAGCGGTATCGCGTGGGGCAATAGGAAGATCGGAAGCGCCGGAGGCTGATCGAGGCATGATCATCATCGGCATGGTTGCTGAATCTGTCTCTTCCTCAAGATCATCTTCATCAATGCCTTGGGCATCGACTGGATCTGGTGAAGGCTGAGTGACTTCCTGACCCTGAGAAGCGGTCAACTGCCACTTCCAGAATTGATGCTGGTCGATGCGGCCTGCGAGGAAGTTAGCAACTCCCTGCTGACCATAAGCGGTCGCGCAATCGAAAGCATCAGACAATTCATCGAGAACGATGTCATTGGCTGCGAGAAGATCATTCGCGAGAGCGATCGGATCCTGCAAGACAACTGGGGCATCTTCGATCGAGCGAAGAGCCAAGAATGATGGAAGTGTGAATGGAGCGATCGAACCTAACTTGCGAAGGTTCTCCGCGATTGGGTCGATTGACTCATAGACATCTTCGTAAATCTTCATGAAGAGCTTGTGATACTCGCTGAAGTCAGCACCCTTCACATTCCAGTGAGCGCCATGAGCGCGGAAGTAGAAACTCACAACATCTGCGAGAAGTTCAGTCAGTTCCTCGTTTAGATCAGGAACTTGATTCATGTCAGCCATGTCACCCTCCTCGGATGCCATCAGGGAAAGTGCGCGAGCACTCTTCGTGATTTGATTTCTGATTTTCGTTGACCAATCAAAGCCAGCATCGCCACCCCAAGCAGACCACGCCACTCTTCCGGCGGATGGAAAGCCATCTTCGCCAGAGTTGAATCCTTCTGCTTTCTTGTCCACTTCATGCCTCTTGAAGAATGAATACATTCTCAAGATTGTGTCGGCACTTACTGGGTTTCCAGCAGCCAAGTCGCTTGCTCTTTTCTTGCCCACCGCTGTGAAGCCAGAACCAGCATGACCATCAGCAATCCAACCCAAAGCCATTTTCGCTTCATCTTGGACTCCTTTAGGAACTCGGAATGTCTCAGCCATTATTCAAGAACCCCCATGATTGGCGCTGAAGGATCTGCATCTTCGCCAAGCGAAGGATTCTGACCTCCTGCGGTGACATTTCCTGCTAGTGCTTGATTGAATGAATCGCCGCCATCATAAGGCTCCAAGCCTTCGATCTGGCGAACTTCATTTGGTGTGCGAGCGCCCATTGACACATTGATCATGTTCACGCGAGCGCGAGTGATTGCATCGGTGCGAAGAAGTGTTGAAGTATCGAAGGCGACATCGTCACCCTGATCAAGGATATTGGAAAGCGCGATTTCAATTCGGCGAATCCAAGGCGCGACTGTGTGAGTCAAGAAGTTCAGTGATGCTTGCTCGACATTCTGATATGTCTGATTGTCGCCCATTGCGCCGATCAAGTGATCTGGGATGCGGAAGATGCGAGCGATGTCGCGAATCAACTGCTCGCGAGTCTTGATCATTTCTGCATCGGCGGCCGAAGTAGTGATTGGTCGGAACTTCAAGCCATCGGAGAGAACTGCTGGCTTGCGGTGACGGCGATGGGTTGCTTCCCATGTCGCTTGAATAACGCGAGCCTGTTCCAAGTTCAGCTTCTGATCAGTCTCAAGAATGCCGGAAGGTGTTCCACCCTCGCCATAGAACTGCGCCAAGTGGCGATCCATAGCGATGGAAAGACCGATGAGGTTGCGAGCCTGATTGAGCGGGCTGATGCCCACTAACGATTGAGGTGGGGTGAACCAGCGAAGATGAAGAACATCCTCACGATTCATCTCATTGCCGAGGTGAAGGTATCGGCGACCAGTCATGTCTCCTGTGGGGAGAACCTGCATCTGATAAGGGTGAAGTGGCACGAGGCCAATCATGGTTCCATTGCGATCGCGATCGATCTTGACATAGGCGTTGCCATGCAAGGCCATTGAAGCCACGATCTGATGAATCAATTCATAAGTGTTCGACTCTGGATCTGGATCGGCCAGAACATCAGGAAGCGGGCGCATTACGCGCTGGCCATTCTTTCCGATGGTGTAGCAGCGAAGTGGCATTGAAGCTACTGAATCGGCGAGAAGGGAAACCGCGCCGAGTACGGATGAGACACCGAGAGCAGTCCACTCATCGATGCGCTCGCCAGCAGCGGAAGTCATCGAGGTCTGGCCATAAAGCTGGCTCAGAGGTGAGACATAGTTATTGAACTGAGGATAGCGACCTACTGTGAAAGATTGGATGCCGCGACTGAAGATGCTCACTTATTGCCTCCCAAGTCTGCGAATGTTGAAGCCACGATGATCAAGATGCCTCCTGCGATAAGAGCTGCGCCGAGACCAAGGATGATTCCTAAGCCCGCCGAGATCATGGCTGCGCCAACTAACTCTGCGGCTGTCGTGATGTAATCACGCATCGGGAACCTCCATTGAGAACGGGTCGAAGATTTGTGGCAAAGAGCCACCTTGAGATTGCCACCAACTTGCGCGTTCAAGTGCCATCACTGATGACACCGCCAAGTCGATGCGGCGCTTAGAGCCTTTGGCTTCTTTGGAAAGTCGCGAGCCGCGATTATCTGTCCGAAGTTGAGCGTTGCCGATATGCCTAGCAAGTCGAGCATCGCCATTGTGAGTGATTTGCTTATTGACTACGGCCTCGAAGAATCGAGTGGTCGCCGGGGTCATGCGTGAAGCGGTCTGCGGAAAGGTAACGACTGGAAGACCTTCATCATCAAGCACTTGGAAGGTTCGCGCCCATCGATAAGGGTCGCAAGCGATCTCCAAGACTTGCCAACGAGTAGCAGCGGCGCGAATGGCATCTTCTACTTCGAGGACTGGCACTTGCCAAGTCGCATCAGCTTCATCTGGCTTCTCCCAGACTGCGACTGGGATGATGTGAGGAACTTCGCCCACTGAAACAGCCACGATCGCGGTGCAGTCACCATTGAAAGAGCCGTCAAAGCCAAGAACAACATCCACGCCATCGGGAATGTCTTTCTCATCTGCGATTGCATCCCATGAACCATGAGGAAGCCAAGCATCGGAAGTTGATGACCAGATATTCAAGCGCTTAGTCTTGAATTCAGCCTCTGGCGTTCGCAAGATTGCGGAAGCAAAGTCATCAGCAGCGACAATATCGTCAAAGCCCGGATTCGCTTCTTTCCATGCGTTCGGGTCGCGGTAGTCGCCGTCATTATTGGCTTCCCACCATGCGAAGAAGAACGAAGGATCGTCAACTTCACCTAGAGCGATGCGCTTGCCATATTCGTAAAGACTGAAGCAGATGGAATCCTTGCCGCTGTTGTCGGTCTTGACTCCTGCGGTAGTAATTGCAACCAACATTGGCTCGATGCGAGCGCCCATTGCCAGAGACATAACATCGAAGAGTTCGCGATTGGGTTGCGCGTGTAGCTCATCGAAGCAGACAAGTGTGGGGTTCAAGCCTTCTTTGGAGAAGGCATCGGAAGAGAGTGCGCGATAAACGCTGCCAGTCTTCGGATTGTGAATGGTGTCTTTGTAAACAGTCAACAGTTCGGAAAGTTCGGGATGAAGTCGAACCATTTCCTTCGCGGTGTTGAATACGATCTTGGCTTGTTCCTTTTCAGCGGCGCAAGAATAAATCTCGCCACCTTGAGCGCCGAGGACTAGCGATTCAAGAGCAACAGCAGAGAGCCAAGCAGACTTTCCATTCTTGCGCGGAAGTCCAACGAGTCCAATTCGATGTCGGAAAGTTCCATCCGCTTTGACCGCGAAGAGTTGCTTGGTGAGTTCGCGTTGCCAAGGTCGGAAGATAAGATCCTCGCCAGCGTGTCCAGCGATGGAGTCCTTGGTGATCTTGCAGAGAGCTTCGGCGAAGTCTGCAATGTCATCACCTCTCGATCTCTTCAGATCAGTTTCAGGAACTTTGGTGAGCCAACGCGGTGGGAATCCTTGAATCTCTTTCTTCCCTGCCATGTTGCCCCCCGGCTAAAATTATTTGCGAGCCTCCCGCTTGGCGAGAAGTTTATCGATGGCGCTGATCGCCTTGACCTCCGCCACTCCCAATCGCGAGCGCGATGTTGGGTCGAAGCCA